TTGATACAAATAATTGTATTATGTTAAGAAATAGTTCTAACATAGAAGGAGCTGCATCAAATTTAACTTTAGACGCTGAAGGAATAGCAATGACTTTTGTTTATGCAGATTCTACAAAAGGTTGGAAAGTTACAGGTGCAGGAAGAGAAGTTGATGCAACAGATACAAAATTTTTAACCGCAACAGGTGGAACAATATCAACTTCAGGGGATGATAAAATTCATACATTTACAGGGCCAGGAACGTTTACAGTTACGTGTGCTGCTACTTGTGCTACACAAAATATAGTTTCATATATGGTAGTAGCTGGTGGTGGTGGCGGTGGTAGAGATAGAGCAGGTGGTGGAGGAGCTGGTGGTTTTAGAGAATTAAAATCTCCTACAACTCCATATACAGCTAGTCCATTAGATGGTTATCCAAGTTCACCAAATAGAGTAACAGTCTCAGCAACAGCTTATCCAATTACAGTAGGAGGGGGTGGAACAGGTGGTAATACAGGACCAAATGTAAATGGTAATGATGGTAATAATTCAATTTTTAGCACAATTACAGCAACAGGTGGCGGTGGTGGTCATACATCTAACGTAACACCTTATGCAGGTAACGCAGGAGGATCAGGTGGTGGCGGCGGTGGTTCAGTAAGTGGTACCGGCGGTGCGGGAAACACTCCCCCAGTAAGTCCAGCTCAAGGTACAGCTGGAGGTACTGGACAAGATGGAGGAAATTCAAGAGGAGCTGGTGGAGGCGGAGCTACAGTTGCTGGTGCTAATGCTTCAACATCTCCATCTTCGGCTACAGCCGGTGGAGCAGGTGCTACAACTTCAATTAATGGAACCCCAACTGCAAGAGCTGGTGGCGGTGGTTCTACAGGCAATCCCCCAATAACTACAGCTCCAGGCGGAGCTGGTGGAGGAGGAGCAGGAGGAAATCCTGCTGGAACGGCAGGAACGACTAATACTGGTGGTGGTGGAGGAGGATCTCACAGTGCAGCTGGTGCAACTGGTGGATCCGGTATAGTAATAATAAGGTACAAATTTCAATAGGATATGGTAAAATAGAATTATGGCATCAACAATTAAAGTAGACAACGTACAAAATCAACCAGGCACTAATATAATTAGTAAGTGTGGAACAACAATTACACTAGGAGCAAGCTCCGATACTATTGCTTTAGCTTCAGGTGCATCACAAACAGGTTTTGGTAGAGAAGGATCAGTAGATTGGCAAACAACACCAAAAACATCTACATTTACAGCAGTAAATGGTGAAGGTTATTTTGTAAATTCTGGAAGTGCTTTAACAATGAATTTACCAGCCGGAAGTGCTGGTGCAATAGTTGCAGTATCAGATTATGCAAGAAATTTTGCAACATATAATTTAACAATTCAACCAAACGGTTCTGAAAAAATAGGTGGAACTGCAGCAACTTTAGTATTAAAGGTAAATGGTCAAGCTACAACTTTAGTATATGTTGATTCAACTAAAGGTTGGATAAATGTTCAAAACGCAGAAGACACTCAAGTAGGTGTACTTCCTGCTTATGTAACAGCTAGTGGTGGAACACCATCAACTATAGGAGATTATAAATATCACAAATTTACAGGCCCTGGAACATTTACGGTTTCTTGTGCTGGAAATTGTGCAGGATCAAACACTGTTCAAGTATTAGTAGTAGCCGGTGGTGGCGGTGGAGTTTATAATGGTGGTGGTGGCGGTGGAGCTGGTGGTTTAAGAAACCTTTCTTGTCAACCAGTCACAGCAACAGGTTTTCCAATAACAGTTGGAGCAGGAGGTGCTACAACTAATCCTGGTTCAACTACTTCAAATCCAGGTAATAATTCAAGTTATGCAGGTACAACAACGATTACATCCGCATTCGGTGGTGGTGGGGGTCCCTCATCAGCACCAAAAACCGGTAAAGCTGGTGGTTCTGGTGGTGGTGGCGCTGGTAATGGAGGTGCTGCGGCCTGTGGTGGAGCAGGTAATACACCTCCCGTTAGTCCACCACAAGGAAATCCAGGTGGATCACACGGTCCTCAACCAAATTATAACGCAGGCGCCGGTGGCGGTGGTCATACATCAGCTGGTTCTACAGCACCAGCTCCAGGAACTCCTGGAACTGCAGGTGGAACAGGTGGTAATGGTACAGATGTATCGCCAAGTTTCCCAGCTCCTTTAGGAGGAAGTCCTGCAGGATTTTATGCAGGTGGTGGTGGCGGAGGTGGTAATGATGATGGTCCAGGCTCTTCTTCAAATACACCAAGTGCTCCAGGTGGTGGAGGTTTTGGTTCTGGAGGTGGTGGTGTTGAAGCTGGAGCAGGAACAGTTAATACTGGTGGTGGCGGTGGCGGAGCTCCAACAGGAGGCGGTCCAGGAAGTGGCGCTGGAGGAAGTGGTATAGTAATAATAAAATATAAGTTTCAATAATTATGAGTGAAGTAAAAGTAAATAAAATTAGTCCAAGAACAGCGTGTGGTACAGTCACATTAGGAGATAGTGGAGATACATTCACAATCCCTGCAGGTGCAACAATCACGAACAATGGAACACAAACAGGATTCGGTAGAACAGGGACCGTTGATTGGCAAACAGGTTCAATTAAAACATCAACCTTTACTGCAACTAGTGGTGAAGGTTATTTTGTAAATACTACAGGTGGAGCCGTAACAGTTAATTTACCAGCAGGTGTTGCAGGCGCTATTGTGGGTTTAAAAGATTACGCTGGAACTTGGGATAGTAATGCAGTTACCTTAAATCCAAACGGTTCAGATAAAATTGGTGGAGGTAGTGATGTAGACCCAACTTTAGAAACAGAGGGTGGGGCGGTACTTTTAGTCTATGTAGATGGAACTCAAGGATGGCTAACAACAGCAGAATCAGTTACAGCAAGTCCGACAGGTATACAAACTTTTGTAACAGCTACAGGTGGAACTATTACAACTTCAGGAGACTGTAAAATTCATACATTTACAAGCCCAGGAACTTTTGCTGTTAGTCAAATTGCTAGTGATGTAGCAAATAATATAATGTCTCACGTAGTAATAGCAGGTGGAGCAGGTGGCGGAAATCAAAGAGGTGGCGGTGGAGGAGCTGGTGGTTATAGAGAAGTTAAAAATCCAGCAACGCCTTATACGGCAAGTCCTTTAGATGGTTATCCATCCGCACCAAATAGAGTCACAGTCACAGCTACTAGTTTTCCAATTACAGTTGGTGGTGGCGGTGCCGCAGGAGGCCCTCCTAAATTAAAGGGTGCTAGTGGTTCAAATTCAGTATTCAGTACAGTTACTTCCGCTGGTGGTGGAGGTGGAGGCGCTGGTCCTACAGGTTGTAATGGAGCTAGTGGTGGCTCTGGTGGTGGAGGGGGTTCTATTGAAAATCCCAATCCAGGATCAGGTACTAATGGTTCAGGTAATACTCCGCCGGTAAGTCCAGCACAAGGAAATGATGGAGCGCCATCAGGTCCAGGACCAACTTCTGGTGGTGAAACAGGTGCTGGTGGTGGCGGTGCTACTGTTGCTGGTTCATCAAATCCAAGCGGTACTACTGCTGGATCTGGAGGTAATGGTGCTACAACTTCAATTTCAGCAAGTCCAACTGCTTATGCAGGTGGAGGTGGTGGAGGTAATGGTCCTAATACTGGCTGTAATGGCGGAACAGGTGGTGGAGGTCGAGGTGGTGGAAAACCTGGAGTTCAACCATATGGATGCAGCGCAGCAGCAGGAACAGTTAACACTGGCGGTGGCGGTGGCGGCGGTGGAGATGGTGCTGATAGTGGAGCAGCAGGTGGATCTGGTATAGTAATAATAAGATACAAATATCAATAATATTTATGTATTGTTTAAGAATTAATTTTAAGATATAAGGAGAAACATTATGGCACATTTCGCAAAACTAGGAGCTAACAGTAAAGTTATATCAGTGTTAACACTTGATAACAAAGATATGTTAAATGCTGATGGTGTTGAAGATGAATTAGTAGGTCAACAATATTTAGAACAACACAATAATTGGCCTGCACAAATGTGGATTCAAACTTCATACAATACAGTAGGTAATACACATAGATTAGGTGGTACTCCATTAAGAGGAAATTACGCAGGTATAGGTTATGAATGGGACGAGGATAACAATATCTTTTGGCCTAAAAAACCTTACGCATCTTGGGTAAAAAATACTACAACTGCAAGTTGGGATTCACCAATTGGTGATGCTCCTGCATTAACTGCAGAACAAGAATCACAAAATACAGCTGATACTCACGACTGGAGTTATGTTTGGAATGAATCAGGTCAATCTTGGGACTTGACAGACCATAAAGCATAAATTAAAAAGGTATGTGGTATGCAAAAGAAAGTATTAACAGAACAAGCTTTATATTATGGTGATGTGGCTATGCCCAAAGATTGGGACATTGACCGAGATAAATTATCAAGCGACATTTTACAATCAGTAATTCAAAAAAAAGATCTTCTGTTCTCACGAACTTGGGATATGTTAAACACTTATATGAGAGATCATATAAATTTAGATTATGGTTTTCAATTAATTAACAAAGAAACGTGGGGCAATATCTATAAACCGCATGAGGTAACAATACCTTTATTAAATATTGATCCAGTAGATCTACGTAACTCTCCAGACTTTACATTATTATATGGTGTAAAAGTTAAAGATTGTAATGTTAGAATACATTATGAAGATAACAGACGTAAAGGAAGAAGTTGGGATATACCATTAAAAAATAATCAATTCATTATGTTTCCATCAACTAATATGTATTACTTAACCAATAATCAAAAAGATAGTTTAAATTTTGTACAAACTATAACGTATGAATATATCTAATTATTATTGGTATTTTAGTGGTGCATTAACACCTAAATTTTGTGATGATGTAATAGCTTATGCAAATTCACAAAACGAAACAATGGGTATTACTGGGGGATATGGAAGAGAAAGAGATTTAAATAAAAAACCTTTGAATAAAGAAGAAATAAAAGATTTAAAAAGAAAAAGAAATTCTGATTTAGTATGGCTAAATGATACTTGGATATACAAAGAAATACATCCATATGTTCACGAAGCAAATAGAAAAGCCGGTTGGAATTTTGATTGGGAAAGAAGCGAGTCTTGTCAATTTACAAAATATAAACACAATCAATATTATGATTGGCATTGTGATAGTTGGGATAAACCATATCAAAGGAAAGAAGGAGATCCTGATAATGGTAAAATTAGAAAACTCTCTATGACTTGTCAGTTAACAGATGGTTCAGAATACAAAGG